ACTACTGCTTCTTGATTTTCCTGTATGTTCCAGTGTGGGTAGATGGCGTTGTCGCCGCCTGTTGATGAAGTGGAGCGATTCACTTCTTGAGATTTTAATCTCGCTCTTATTTCAGCTAGTGTAGCCATAATGTAAGCCTCCTATTGTGCCTATGTTTGTTTTATTTGCCTAAATGTATATTAGACATAAAGAATAATATACTATGTTTATTTATGGTTTGTCTAGAGTTATTTTTAGATAGTTGGTATTAGATATTTGTATCTTCTTGGAAGAAATCGTCTATGGATAATCCAGCAGCTTCTACAGCATCTTTTAAAGTGTATTCTTTACCAGAAACTTTAAATTTATCGCCTGGTTTCATGCCTGCTGCTTTGGCTTTCTGCACTGCTTGTGAAAATTCATTGCCTTCATCTGTCATTTCCATTAATCCCATGTTGTCCAATCTGTCCATTATCCAAGTGTCTGGACTACCTTCTCTGGCCTTGGCCACAGCATATGGCATCTCCCCATTGCTCATGTAATAGGAAAACAATTCGCTGTATAAATCGTCATGATTCATAAGATCGTCGCCTGCTTTGACCTTGTCAAAATCTGCTTTGTGTTTGTTTAATATCTGTTGTATTTCTTCTTTTTCTCCGTGTCCTATACCTGCCATGGACATGTCTGAGGTATCTACTGGTGCTTCCTGCATTGCATCTGCTCCTCTTTCTGCATAATCCTGCTGCACCCAATCATTGAAATTCATATCAACCATTAGTTTTTCCATTTGTTCATCAGATAACTCCGTGCCATCTGTGAATCGAGCACCTTGTAAATCGTATATATTATCACTAACATCTTGCATCTCATATTCTATGGTATTTAGGTCCACTTGTTTGCCATCAATCATGATAGGTCTGTTGGACTCTTTTACCACTGATTCTGCTGGTGCTTTGGTTGTGCTAAGTGCATAATCAAACGAGTCATCGGACTTATTTGTTTGTTTGGCAGTATCTTTACCCATAAAATCTTTTTCGCTAGTGGTTACTGCATCATGTAGAGCCGTGTGTTGTTCTGGTGTGTAATACTTGTTGGCATTTGGACTGGATAATAGATTTAATACATAATCATGAACCATTGGTCTCGCACATGTATCTGGCCCTTGATCTTCAGCTGTTTTTCTTAAATTATCAAATAATTCATCATCTCCAAATCCTAATTTTTGTAAAGTTGCTGTGGCATTAACACCCTCGGTGCCAACTGGGAAATGTTTGCTCATTACATCTTTTAATTTGCTAAAATTAGTTCCTGCATGATCTTCATCTGGTAAAGAATGTATGCCTTCGTTTATTTTTGATTCTGTTCTATTCGCCCATGCCTCGAATTGTGCTGATTCTTCCCTAGGTTTGCCTTGTCTATTTTTCTTTGGTTCAAATTTACCCGGCTCTTGTCTTATTTCATCTGCGTATGCAGGATCTGATTTCATTTTTTTATAATCATCGATATATCTTTTGGCCAACTGTATTGCTAATGCTTTATTTTTTGCGTATGATTTATCTTTGTTACTTGCTTGAAATGCTTCTCCTTCTCCACCTATTTCATTAGCCATTGTCGCTGCAAAATTTGTTATTGTTTCTTCGCTGTCATTTCTTGTTAACATTCGCGATGCAATGTCAGACAATATAGTGCTTAACATGGTATTTTTATTTGTAAATTTTGTCACTGATAACATTTTATCAGCGGCTGGATCTTTTCTTAATATTAATTTGTTCTCTGGATTGGAAAGGAATGATTGAATCAATCCTGTTCGGTCAGGCACTGCAGGTAATTCATCATGCTGATCATCGTACTCTTTCATTATAGAATTAATCAATGGTAGAGCATCTTCTATTTTTTTATCAAAATGTTTTAATGTAAATTTGTCTTTTAATCCGTTTCGAGTTGCATCATCTAACTCTGCCATTTCGGTTGGCTTAAAATTTTCTTTTGTTTTGATATAATGATGTTGTTTACTTAAATTTCTAACATAGTTTTTTATGTTCTCTAATTTTAGTTTTGTCTTCTCGATTATGTCCCCTGCATTATCATTAAGCTGATCTTTGTTCGCAGCATATCTAGCAAAATCATTTAGTTGAGCAATCTGTTCACTCATCTTAACAATGTGTTTGCCAAACTCGTCATGAGGTACACCACCATTGGCCACATGTCTTGCCATTGCTCTGGCACCTGCTAAATGCTTGTATGGATATTTGAATCTTTCTCCTTGCTCATTTTCAATATATAAACTATTAATCTGTCTGCTTCTAGCGCCAGGTACAGTTTCATCTACTGGATTTTTATGTCTAATAATTAATTTGGTTTTGTCCAGGCTCTCCCAAGATGATTTCTTGGTGCCTTTCATGCTCTCTTGTATACCGGCCAATTTAGTTAATCTTGATAGTTCTTCTGACATACTATCTGTATTTACCGCTTTATGCCTATCTGACAAATTCTTGAAATCTTGCTGTGTTAAATTGGGCTTTGTAATATCTCTAACGTCAAATGATACTTGATGCTCTACTGCAAAATCCTTTAATTCTTTTAAAAAACTGTACCATTGACTCTTGCTGGCCTCGTCGATTTTTTCCACTAATCCTTGATTATAGAACACTTTCATGCTCTCATTATCGGCTATACTAATACTGACTCTACCAAAACTGTCTTTATTTTCACTGAAATCAAAATCAAAGAATACAGCTTCTTTGGGATCTGCTGTAACACTGCCTTCTGCATCACCTAATTGAATATTAGAGAATTTGCTTCGTATTTTGTTGAATAAATCTTCGGCCGTTTTTGCTTTAATCATGCTGTATTTATTAAGAACCTAGGTTGGCAAATATAGGCATTGGTGCCACGTAATCTGATGTTCTATCGGTCCATCTTTCGAAAATTTTAGGGTCAAAATTAGCTAGAACCTGTATCATTCTAACCATCAAAAGACAGGCACTGACCAGATCGTCGTGCTGTCCTGGCTTGCCTTTAAATGACACTCCCGTTGCAACGAAATCTTTTAATTCTGATATTAGTGGTTTGCTGTTTAATTTAATTTTGTTCGCTTCAACTAATTCTTTAAATTTAGCACATGCAGCTATCTTGTGTTTTTGTGTGGTGTTGAATCCCCTTCGAAATTTTCTTCTATGTCCTTTTCTTATGGGTTCACTCAAAAATTGTCCCATAATGTTTTCTTCTCCTATATCCATGACTCGCATTAATACTGCTTCTCCTAACGTGTTATTTTCCATGCTATAAAATATGCTTGGAGCCTCATCTGATTTCTTTTCTATTATGGTATCATGAATATGTTTGGTTATGCTTTGTAATATTCTTATCTGTTGATTAGCCGGTGTGGTATTATGATGCCACTCTCCCACTTGCTCAAAACTTGGTAATTCAAATATCTGTATGGCTGAATAATCGCCGCCTGTTCCCATGCTTGGATCTAGTGCAACCATGTAGGTATTTCCAGGAGATGGTGTCTTCCACCAGCGTACCTGCCCCATATTCAATATAGGATCTTTGCCTTCCAACTCCACTAGTTTTATACTAGAGATTAATGTTTCATCAAATATTAAGAATTCACACTCGTGTTCTCGTCTAAATCTTTCTTCCCCAATTCTCATTTTTTCTGTCTCGGCCCACTTCTCATCTCGATCTGGATGTTCACTCCAGTGTGCTTTCATGGCATAGAAACCGTTGGTCCCTACGATAGTATCGTTACCATAATCGTCATATCTCTTGCAGGCTTCTTTCCAGATCAAAGCGAACTGATCTTCATCTGAGTTTGGAGTTGAAGTAATCAAACATTTTCCTCCTGTACTCAATGTAGGAGATAATGATGTCCAGAATTCTTTGGCTTTCTCAGGTGGTTGAACGAATGCAAACTCATCGCAGTATATCAAAGAGAGTGACATACCTCTACCTGTGTTTTCCGTGGTAGTGGTTGCCATGATTTTGGAACCATTATCAAATTCTATAGAATTCCTGTTGTACTGAGTCACTCCAGCTTTGATCCAAGCAGGCAACATCTCATAAGCATATCTTACCCTACTCATGATATCTGATGCTCCTTGATATTTGTGTGCAGCAATTAATATTTGCGAGTCGGGTTTAAACATAGCATACCATAGCAGATATCCCGAAGCACAAGTGGTCTTACCTGTTTGTCGTGGTAGCATGGCTATACTGAATCTGTGATCGTTATAACTTTCTATCAATCGTTCTTGATAAGGAAATGGTTGAAATTTTATCTCACCCTTGGTAGGATGCTGTATTCTCATGAATTCTTTCATGAAGTACAGAGGACCGGTTTTAGGATCCATGCATTTTTCCAATGCAAGAACTTGATCCTTTGTATACTTGTGTTTCTTGTGAGCTTTTTTTATCTGCTCACTATCTAGTGATACGTATGCCATGGCTATTATTTAAGTTTCAACCAATTCGTCACGTTGGTATATGATGTTGCGCCAAAACCGTCTTTATGACCCACTTCTAGGCTCAATATTACAGCTTCAATGTAATCATTCCAATAATCAACGAAACGCTTAACTCTCGGATATTTGGGCGGAACATCTAAAGTCTGCCACCAAAATTCTTGTAATATATTTTGATAATCGGGCATACGATAGATAATTTTTATAGATGTGTATCTTAATCCGTTAGAATACTCGCCAAAGAAATTCATAAAAATACTTATCGGAGATAGAAAAAAAAATAAACTTATGCTTTTTCTTTTTCGCCTTTTTTAGCGGCAAGCATGGCTTTAAATTTTTCCTGTGCAGCTTTTTGCTTAGGTGATTTAGCTTCTGCTTGATACTGAGATTTAAAACCTTCGTATTGCGCTCTAAGACTATTTGATAATTCTTCTTCGGTAACTTCGTTGGCAGCCATAGGATTGTCTCCAGGATACTCTTTTCTGAATTGTTTTTTTTGTTTGTTAAGTCCGCCCGAATGTGTGTTAACTAAATCATCCACTGATTGATTTTTTGTGTGAGGTGTATTATCAAATTCTTCTTCGGTCTTTTCTTCTGCTGGAATTTCTGCTGCTGACGGTTCTTGTGATTGTGGTTGATTAATCATGTTTTGATCAACTGGCTGAACTCCCGCTAATTTTAATAATTGCATCATCATAGATGCCTCTTCTGGATTGTCCGTGGCAATAACAATTGATTCATTCATTTTCTTTTCTTTGTCTTTGATAGCTTTTTTCATAGGTTCCTTTGTGTTACCGTCTTTATCAAAATCTAAGAAGTCTGGTTTTTCTTTTCCTTCATTTTCTTTATTTTCTTTGTTTACTTTATCCCACACGTGAGCTTGTGATTGTCCGTGTTTCTTAATGAATTCGTCTCTGGTCATATCGTTTGCATCTGATTCTAGATCCATTAACCAATCTTTAACTCTGCCTTCTTCCATTTCGTCCACTCCGGCTGCTTTCATAAATTTTGCATGATCGAAACGAGGATTAGAATGTTGGAATATAGCTGAGTGATGTTTGGCATACTCTGCTCGTTTTTTTGGATCTTCTATTTGTTTCAGTGTGTCGGCAACATGTTGGAAATGTTTTTTAGTCATGGCTTCATCCATTTCGCCTTCGTTGTTGCTGTCATCTTTTAGAGTGTATTCTTTGTCACCCACTTTAAATTTGTCTCCCGCTTTCATGCCCGCCGCTTTGGCTTTCTGTACTGCTTGTGAAAATTCATTGCCTTCATCTGTTTCGCCTTCATTCTTTTCAATGCCTTTGGCAATGTCGTGTGCTTTGGTGATTGTGGATTTCTTAAGAGGTGGTTTGTCTCCTGTTGACTTCATTGCTGCTGCCATTCCGATCGCATATGGATTTTTGGCTTTCTCAACAACTGTATTAATCTTTCCGCTGCTCTTCGCAACGTTTTCGATTGCATCTCTAACGTCAACGTTGGGGTTGCTTTCTTGAATTTGTTTAAGTCTAGATAAAATATCAATCATGTCCATGTTTATTTTCCTTTTGAAGTTTTTATTGGATCTGGGTTGCCTTTAACTGGACCTTCGAATGCAGGCTTAAGAGCAGATCCTTTGTGCTTCTTATCACCTTCGTTTGGTAGTGTTTCTTGCTGTTCTTTTTCTTTGGCAGCAAATTCCATTTTTTGTTTTCTATCTTTTAATAATTCTTTTAATAGGCTTTGGTTGGCCTTGTCACCATAAATTTCTTCAGCTCTAACTTTTGGAGCATCTTTATATTCAATGTCTTGCAATACAGATTTGTACTCAGACATTTTTGCGTTCATGTTTGCTTGATACTCTTCTGTGGGTTCATTTGGTGTTCTAACTCTAATATATTCTATAGGAGTTCTTGTATATTCTGATACAAATGCTCTCAATTCTACCACCGATGCAGGATAATTTGTAACTAGATCAAATATAGTTACTTCTTGATTTTTAAGTTCAGGAAAATCTAAAGGAACTTCTTGTATTGGAGTTTTTTTGCCTGCTGATAGACTCTTAACGTCCCACTTTTTTAAGCCTGTTTCCAATTTCTTGCCGAACTCTTTGTCAAGTTCGCCAGCCACTTTGATTTTGTAACTGTATTCTTTTGCAGATTCTATTAGATATTGGCTAAAATTACTCATAATATGCATTATTTAGTCTTTTTTCAATAGTTTCTTCATTAATTCATTACGGTCACTTATGATCATGCCCTCGCTCTCAACCGGTTCGCTGCCGTCGTCTGAGCCATCTTTATCTATCTTTAATTTTTTAAGTTGTAATTCTACCATTTTAAGCTTCTTGTCTATCTTTTGTGACTTTGCATCGATGGCATTGCGAAGCATGGTGCTGGCAACTTCAAAAATACGTCCAGAATATCTGCTGTCCACATTCATGCCCAGATCCATTAAATTCTTATAACTCTCCTCTGCTTCCAGAGCCAGTTTATCCAATTCTAAATCACTTAATTCGCCCAACCCTTTGACCTGCGGAAGGGCTGCTGCTATTTTGTCAAATTCCGCATAAGTTTTTTCTAAGGCCTTGGCAGTCTTTGGATCCACATTTTTCGGTATGGGGTTTTCTTTATTTTCTCGTGCTTTCTCTTTGGCGTCTACTTCCGCAAAGGCATCTTTAACATTTGGTAAATTTAATATCTCTTCTAGTTTACGTGTCATTCTGAATATTTACTTGCGATTGCCTTGGTGGAATAATTGTTCCTCGCTTAGTACTCTAAATGTTATTCTATTCTGACGAGCATAGGCCGTGGCAGCCTCCCACTTGGCATGATTTATAACCACCTGTACCTGTTTGCCTCGACTTTTACCAGCTTTATCCATTCTTGTTTGACTCATGGGTTTGACTTCTATCAATTCTGCATGCTTATTGCCATTTTTATCCACATAAACGATAAAAAAATCAGGCACATATACGGTGTACTTGCCTGTGATAGGATGTCTGTATGGTATCTTTATTGATTCGCTGGCCCACTGATAGACATTTGGATGTTCATCACACAACCTCATGAATGAGTGTTCCCAACTACTCCTATAGGTTGGTGTTTTGGTTCCTACATACTTGGCAGGATTCTTGGGAGTAAATTTTCCCCTAGCGAAATTCATTAGCTGATCACGTTCCTAGCGACCGCGTCCTTGGTTGCAACAGAATTTCTAACTCCGACTCTGCTGGTCTTAAATCTATTGTTATTCAAGATCAACGAAATTATTTGACTGAGTTGTGCTGGGGTGGCTTGTGTTAACAAGTCTAATATCTGTCCTACTGGTACGCCATCTATTTTGGCTTGTTGTAATACTACATAAGCTGTTTCTTCGGCCGGTTGTCTATCAAACCCCCTTTTAACAAAAAATGCTATAGTTGTGTCCCAATCATTGGCATTAAATTGAAACGTACCTACATAATTGTTTGTGGTCAATTGAGTTATCACAGATTGTAATTGATCTTGATCTTTCTGTGGCAGGTTGGTGAATAATATTGGATTTGTCATTAGATTATTTTTTTCTCAGCGTTGATTGTAACACTATTATTGGCTCTATTTATTTTTACATATCCTTGTGTGACTAAATTTTTTATAGAACCAACAGCTTGATTGTTGTATTGTGTTTTAGATGATTGTGGTAATGCAGCATAGTTCACATCACTCTGTGCGACCGACTGACCATTCCTAGATCCTACTTGCTGATAGTAAATGTAAGATGATATTTGATTCAGCGCTGTAGGATTAGATGTTATTAAATTTAATGATTCTGAAGGACTTAGGTAAGCTGAAGTATTGACCGACGCATTGTTGATCACTGTGTTATTGGCGTTGTTTTTTCCATCCACTAAAGATTTTGCGGCAGCGGCCGCAACGATGGTTGTCGCAGCCCCGGTCGTCGATATGGAATAATTGCCTATGGGATTTATCGATGTTCCGGCCACAGATTGACCAAAATTTCTTATACCTGTTAACACCAGTCCTCCCGTTTCTTCTTTCAAAGATGCCGCAGAAACTTTTTTAGAATTTTGATAAACATTGATCGCTCCCAACACAGTTTTTGCAGAAATTTGGCCTGTGGCGATATCACCCAATACTCCCAATCCCTGTGACAATATCCCTCCCGGTCCTAATAAAGAATTATTACCTTTGGCTATCAGCGGAGATGGTTCTAGATCATAATGTAAGGTAGCGAATCCTGTTGGTGCATCTTTTTTAAGAAATCCTGTGTTGTAAACCACAGCTTCATACATCACGGTCATGGAGTGAGTCATTAAACCTGCACCATCAGTTTGATCATGATCATCATGACTGAATGCTGATATTACAGGATTTACTAATATGTAGGATGTAAATTGTCGTTGATGTAGAGAGAAAATTTGTATACTCTTTAAAAATGGTTTGCCTCTAACTTTATTGTTGTCCATGCCATATTGTGTTTTTATGTTGCCTGACTGGTACATCGTGTCTTTGTTGATCGATGGATTGTCTCCACCATTTGTAACAGTGTCGGCGTTGTTGTATTCATAATAAGATTTCCAGAAAGCGGTCACCGTGTCGGCTTGATCATCGTGAAACACTATATTGATTGGCTGATATTGTATCCTGGTTGCCACGTAGGCTTTCTTGTTATATTGTATTCTTTCCTCATATCCCATGTTAAATTTTGGTAGCTGGCAGCTCTTGACCAACATGTTCAATTCTGTGGCACTGTTGTTAGGATATGCCTGAGATCCGGTGACGTTTGCGATTGATCTATCTAGATTGAAAACCACATAAAAAAGAAATTTATTTTTTGGAGCAAGTCTGTAATTATTATCGAGATATAATCTGCTGGCATGCTGATAGTCTTTCATTCCCGGAAGGGAATTAGTGAATCCTGTGAGTAAGTTATTAATCGATGGCATACTCGATATTTATGGCCACAAAAAAAGCGCCGTTAAAGGCGCTCTTTCTGTTATAAACGTAATGAATTATCTTCCGCCACCTGTGGACAATGTTCCAATTGTTCTTGCGATAGCCGATCCAACTCCCGTGCCCTGTGGAGTTTGTACAGCGTTGTCGTATTTCAATGATAAAGAAATAGTCACCGGATCGCTGGTATTGTATGCCAGTGCGTTATAATTAACCGATTCAACGTATGTGCCATAAAGTTCCCAAGTTTCAAGCACGTTAGGAGTAGAAGCACCATTGCCTCCATCTAACATTTCAATTCTTGTAACGAACTTGTAATCAATTCCAGATGCTGCAGAAGCCTGTTCAAAGAAATCGAATTGTTTCTGTATTTGTTCTCCGACCAATTTACTAACTGCATTGTTAACGTCATCTCTTAATACCAATTCTATTGGCTGCCATGTATGTTTGCCGGCCATGTATACTTTTGAGTTGTAAACGTCTAGTGTTATCGGGTCAAAAGAAAGGTTTGGTCTAGCACAGCTAACCACTTGTTTCGTTAGTTCAGATCTAGGAGTTGATACACCAAAATTTTCTAATACCACTCTGAAGCGATATTGTAGTTTTGGCATTAACAAACCCTGAGATGATGCACTCTGGTCTGTTGCTAATGGTACTGTAAACTTTGATAATGTTGAAATTGCCATATTCTATTTCCTTTTCTATTGGTTACCTAATGTTGCTATTCCACCTGTGTTGTAAATTCTCAACGGTATGTAGATAAATTCTACCGATTTAACAGGCTCGATCGCTATATCAACATAGAGCTCGTTTTGATCTATTCTTGTAGGAGTGTTGTTTGTTTCATCACACACTACTAGGTAATCATATAACGCTCTCTGACCCACTAATTCTAACAAGAACGATTCAATTGATTGTTTGATTTCATTTCTTGTTAAAGTGTCATTCGGTTCAAATATAAACGGTTTAGCCAAAGTGTCTAATTGTGTTCTTAGGTACACAACCAATCTTGAAACGTTAATTCTATCTAATGCAGAATTAATTGCTGTTTTGGTTTGGTTTCCGTAATTTAATAATCCTGTGCCTGAGAAGAATGTGATTGGATTAATTTGTGCAGTGAACATGCTGTCTCTAACAGATTCTGTTAAAGATACTACTTGGAATTCTCCCGACATAGCATCGATATATCCTACCGATGTGGCATTATCAACAATACCTCTTCTTGTTCCAGCTGGAGCGAACCATGGATATGCAACATTATCGTTGTGTGCAAACACTCTCAATATCATGTGACTTGCTGGCACAACTATATTTTTACCTGTGTTATCAGTGGTTTGTCCTGCAGGATAGAAAACTCCAAGATAATCGTTGCCTGAAACAAGACCTTCATCACCGTTGTCTGAAGCACCTGCTGCATTGTTAGCCCAATTGGTAATTGCAGTGGCATTAGCTTCTAATCTCAAAGGAGTATCTCCAATGATGAAAGCAGTGTCTTTCCTGTCATTGTTCAAAGTGATCATGTTGGCAATTGCTTCTGGATATCCAGGACATGCAATTATGTTAAAGCCTCTCTGATCTTCTCTGATAGCTTGGTTGGTATCAATTTCTGATTTGATTTGAGAAACAATTACTTTTCTAACAGCTTTTCTGCCAAAAGAACCAGAACCATTATTGTTGTTGGCGCTCTTGGTTGTCCATGTGTCTGTATTGTAACCAGCTACACCTGGGCCAAATTTTGTTGTGGTTATGTAATTTTTCTTGAACTCTTTAACGTTGTATCCTGATCTTCTGGTGTTGAACAGCAATATACCTTGTGGATATAATGTATATGCTAGAGCATCTGGATCTGTGTAATTGCTTCCTAATAATGTTGTTATAGAAGCCCACTCAGCATCTGTTCCCACAGTTGATATACGAGCATCAGCAAATACCACACCGTTCTCTGTGTTTTGATCTGTTTTGTCAACTAATCTAAAATCACTCAATGCTGTGTCGTAGACATAAAGCATTGGATAATTTTCTAAATCGCTGGTATCAATCCATAAATCGTTAGCAGCTAAACTTGTGCCATCTGATTGTGTGGTTGGTTTAGTTGCTGAGAATTGTGGACCACTTGGATCTGTGCTTGGGTATTCGTTGCTGTAACCTTTCCATCCCGAAGTGCCACGTACCATAATGTCGGCTTCTAAATTTGTGTTATACCATAATGTACCATCGGCTGGTTCATTGGTTGGCTCGGTGTAAGAAGCCACGTAACTTAATCGTTTCCAGTTACTAGCATATACTGATGCATCGGTATCTCCTGATGGAGCTGCGTATAAATTTGCAACTTTTGAAGAATCGTAACTTCCATAAGTACTTGCATTGGCTGTTCCTAGGCCAGCATTAGATAGAACCGATCCCGAAGAAACATCTTTCATTTTAAATGAGCCACCGATTTGATGAGTGATAGTTATGGCTTTGGTGGATGGATCCACTGTTGCCAATAGGTTCACAAATCCTGCTCCATTGAAAGCACTTGCAAAAGCATTGGCGTCCGTGCCACCAAGTGTCACAGTTTTTGGAGATCCCCAACCTGCAACGTCTGCTACAGTTTCGTAAACAGTTATTGCTTGTGTGCTAGTGAAAGAGGGGTTTGCCTTACCTGTAATTATTGTTGGTCCTCCCTCAGCTCTAAAAATTTGATTATCAGCTACGGGAGGAGTAGCTTGATTTACATTCCAAATAGAAACAAGATTTCCTTTTCTTACACCTCCGGATAGATCTCTGGGCTGTTCATATCTATCTGCAGTTGCTTCATTAGGGTATCCATCAACTCTAATTTTTGTCCATGTGCCTGTTTGTGCATCATATTTTTTTAAAACTGCGTAGAATCCAGAATTTACATTGTTCTCTTTGATCCACACAGATCCTGTTGCAGCATTAGTTTCTGCAGTCTTCCATAATGGTCTGTCGTAGTTACGAGAAGATTTAAAATCTGCTCCAGCACCAATGTCCGCAGACCAATCTGAACTGCCCACTTGATGCCATACTCCTGATGAATTTTTACGATAAACTGGATTTGTAACATGTGTTGTGTTAACAGCATAATCGCCCGGTACTCCGAGTCCTGTCACAGGAGTTCCTGTAGAAGTAGCACCCGCTAATTGATTCACGTCCGTGATGACAATAGGATCGATGGTCTTGAATGTTTGACTGGATCTTTGCCATTCAAAAATTCCCCAAACTGTTTCTGAAAGATCTAACCAGTAAGTGCCGTCGGTTGCTGATGATGTTGGCATAATAGCACTGCCTGTTAATTGTCCTAGGTCAACATTGGCTCTTAAAATATAAGCTCTATTGGCTATGCCAAGAAATGAATATGCGGCTTGCAATCCGTACTCATTAATTTCATAACCATTTAAAGGATTTGATGATGCGTCTGTATAAAATTTTGGATCTCCAAAAGTAGATGTTAATTCTCTTTGAGATGATATCAAATAAACTGTGTTTGCATTCGCAGATTGTGTTCCTGCGGCAAAGCCTGTGCCTGAAGCATTCGCTTTGTCTTGTGCTGTGGTTACTATGATCAATGGAGTTGAACCTGTACCTGCTGGTACATAAAAACTCTCATTTATTACGTCTATTTCTACGCCTGGTGATGTTAATGCCATTTTTGTTTCTCCTTGCAAGTATAACTAGACTTATTTATTGTTCCGCACGGTTTTTACGGCTTATTGGTAATATTTTTGGTGCCTATATAGGGCACGTAAATAATGCTATGAAGAGACCCTTATGCAAGCAATGCAGGCTAAAACCTCGAGCCTATGGTTACAAAAAAGGAGACAAGATATACTGGAGGAGCCAGTGTGATACCTGCATACGCAAGCAAAAAAAGCTGAATATTAATGGACCTACCAAATGGTTCTTGTCAGGCTATCGTAAAAAAACACGCTGTGAATTATGTGGTTTTCGAGCAGCGAATGACTCACAAATAGACGTGTATCACGTGGATGGCAATAGGAATAATACATCTGTTTACAATTTAAAAACGATCTGTGCCAATTGCCAGCGTTTAAAAAGCACACAGGATCTGGGATGGGCTATCGGCGATCTCGAAGTAGATCAATAGTCATAGCATCTACCTTCTCATTCAAGTCCTGCAGAGTTCCGGAGTTATCTATCACGTAATCAAATTGCTGTCCTATCCAATCCCACTCGCTCTGATGCACTCCTTTCTCCTGCATTTCTTCTCTGCTGGGTATATCACCTCTTTGCACCAGCACGATCTTGCCTTTTAATTCTCTGATGGTTTGTATTTCATTGATAAAACGTGTGTCGCTGATTACCACATCTCCACCATCGTAACGAGCAATGAATGAATCTATCCAAATGTTATCGTGTAGATGTCCTCGCATGATTTCTGTTCCCCAATATTGCATGATAGATCTGGGAGTTATGGTTTTATTAAATTTTTTACTCCAATAAGGATCCACTTGTTCTCTCCAAATTCTGCTTTCTTTTGTGGCTCCTTCCACCAACTGTCTATCCCAACCAAATATTACACTGACGGCATCTTTTAATGATCTGGCAAAACTATCCTTGCGAAAATTATGATTCATTACTAATCTTTCCGCAACGGTGTCTTTACCAGAACCTATTAATCCTACCAATCCTATCAGCATAGGATTATATTAACAGTTTTTGATTCTTTTCGCAATCTCTTGCTGGACGTTTTTAACAGTTTTTAGTATTTGGTCTCGCATTTCTTTTCTGTGTGCGATCCTGCTCATATTTTCCAAAGCAAAAACCAAATCTTCTAACTCGTCGATGGATAAATCTTCTATTTTTTTAATGCCTGTGTTAGCCATAATCAGATTTATTTAATCTAGAGTTTTAAAGAATTAACCGATAATAAAACTCAATGGATTGCCACCTTCTTGATAAAGGTTTATTTCTTGATCTAGCTTTTCCATTTCTGACATGCCTTCATTCTTAAGTGATTCTCCATTCAACGAAGTACCACCCTGTGGGCCGGCGATTGTGGCAAATTTTCCTCTGGCTTCTCCCAGCATAACTTTACAGACTGCTAGAGTGTAATTTTGTATCCACGGCTTGCTGTATATGTCTTTGAATAGAGTTATGTCAGGTCTATAATTGTCTGTGTGTAATAATACTCTCTCGATATCAATTCTTGGTCTCTGAGTAATGGTCAAAGTTTTTGTGGCGTTATCATAATGATATTGTATAAATGATCCAAACATTTTGCCCACCATTTCTTGGTATGAAGCAAATTCAAAATAAGTGGCCAATCCTCCAGTGGCTCCCACTCTTAGAAGATAGGTATTGGTATAGGCTAGATTAAATGGTTCAAACAATGTGCCACCTTGCCCGTCTCCTCTGGAACCCACCGTGGACCTGGCCACTTCTCTCACATTGATAATCTCATTTGGTAATATATATTTGTTCTGATCTTGCACAAGATCTAAGAAAGCGTAACTCTCCTCCACAGCATTGCTGGATCTTTGTCTATAGCGATTTATTGCCCTTTGTAACGCAGTTTCGTAGTGTTTTGGGTCTAGTTCTACGTCAATCATACCATCACCTAGGTTATTCTTGACGAAATCGTATATTTCTTGCTGGCCCGTTTGTAGCTCTGACATATGGATATTTATGGCTATAACCTTTTCCATAAATATGGTTAGTATGCCAAGATTATCAATTTATAAGCCGGAAAAAGGCAACGATTACAAGTTTCTTGATCGCAATATTAATGAGATGTTCCAGGTTGGGGGAGTGGATATTTTCTACCACAAATACATAGGACCATACGATCAGGGTGCCACAAACAAGGACGGTCCCGCCAGTCCCACACTACCCAATTACGAAGGTGCCACCAACGAAACAACCATACAGGACTTATTATTTTTAGAAAATAGAGATAGAAAATACGATCCAGATGTATACATCATAAGAGGCATTTATAATGTACAAGATACAGATTTTAACCTAAGTCAATTCGGTATGTTCTTGCAAAACGATACATTGTTCTTAACAGTGCATCTAAATGATACCATAGAGCGATTGGGCAGAAAACCCATGAGTGGTGATGTTATAGAATTTCCTAATTTAAAAGACGAATACAGTCTAGATGCTTCTATACCAATAGCATTAAAAAGTTTTTATGTGGTGGAAGATGTTAATAGAGCAGCCGAAGGCTTTTCTCCCACATATTGGCCACATCTATACCGATTAAAATTAAAAACTTTAGTAGACAGTCAGGAGTTTAGAGACATATTAGGTGATGCTACCAAAGCAGGAACGTTGGCCAGTTACATGAGCACCTATAATAAAGAGAAACAAATTAATGATGCCATAGTAAATCAAGCACAAATCGATGATCCAAAATCTGGTTACAATTACAAAGAGTTCTATGTTACTCCTGTGGATGCTCGAGGCAATGTTAGATTAAACAGTGTTAACGATACCGTAGACACCGTAAGTAATAATGAGGAGACTGTGAACAATCGATTGGATTCTCCAATTTCTAATCCATATGCAGGATATATGGGAGGAGATGGATTTCCACCAAACGGATATCTTGCGGGGGCCGATAATAAATTTCCAACAACAAATGTAAAAACTGGAGATTACTTTTTAAGAGTTGATTATCTGCCCAATAGATTATTCCGATATGATGGTAACAGATGGGTCAAGATACAAGATGCAGTGAGAATGACCACTACCAACGACGATACTAGAAACACATTCAAAACTAGTTTTATCAATAACAGCGGCACAACTGTAATAAATGGATTAACCGTAGAGCAAAGACAATCATTGAGTGACGCTCTTAAACCTTTGGCGGACAACTAATGTTGCATTTTTACGATGGACAAATTAGAAAATTTTTAACTCAGTTCGTTAGAATATTGAGTAATTTTTCTATAGAGCTAGGAAAAGGTGCCGATGGTACTACATCCTATAGACAGGTGCCAGTAACCTATGGCGACATGACTCGACAAGTGGCCAATATTATCAGAAATAACAGTGCCAATGCTCTACAGAGCGCCCCGAAGATTGCCGCCTATATTAAAAGTTTAGAGTATGACCGAGAAAGAATGCAAAATCCTTACTATGTAGAAACACAGAATTTAAGAGAAAGAAATTTTAATGAGACCACCGGCGAATATGATACCACTGTTGGTTCTGGATACACCGTACACAAGATTATGCCGAGTCCATTCAAATTGAATGTTACCGCGGACATCTACACAACAAACACCGACATGAAGTTACAGATATTAGAACAGATACTCTATCTTTTCAACCCAGATTTTGAAATACAAAAAAGCGACAATTATATCGATTGGACCAGTTTAAGTTATGTGCAATTGGGAGATATAAACTGGAGCTCTAGAACTATTCCCGTGGGAGCCGAAGTGGAAATTGACGTGGCCTCTATAAATTTTACAATGCCTATTTGGTTGTCCCCACCCGTGAAAGTTTCTAAATTGGGAGTGATAGAAAAAATTATAATGAGCATCTATGATGACAAGGGTGGCATAGCGAAAGATATTATCAATGGGGACCTTCTCACAACATCTTACGTGTCTCCTGGAAATTTCTCTTTGCTGTTGACGGGAAATCAGTTAAGATTATTAGGCAGCACAGGAACCAACGAAGGCTCAGGCAGCGATGGATTCTATACCGGAGCCACTGCAAAAACTCCCTTGGATCCGTTTGAAACTTATGGGCCACCAATCAATTGGTATGTGTTATTGTCACAATATGGAAAAGTAACCAATAATCTAACACAAATTAAATTAATGCAAGAAAACGGTTATGAAATTGTGGGTACCGTGGCTCATTCTCCATTGGATGATACAATTTTAGTTTTTAATATAGACCCAGATACCATACCTGCTAATACTATAACTCCAGCAGTTAACAAAGTGATCAATCCCCTTACATACGATCCAGGAATTCCCGCGGATGGTACTAGATATCTGTTAATCAATGACATAGGTTCCGAAGGAAATACCACACCAGCTTGGGGAGATCTCGTTGCAAAAACCAACGATATTATTCAGTACAGCGAATCAACTGGTAAATGGACTGTGTCTTGGTCTGCTGCCAATCACATAGATGCTCCTGTTGATTATGTAACTAATCAGAACACAGGCATACAATACAAATGGACCGGTACGTCCTGGGTCAAGAGCTACGAAGGTATCTATATTGCTGGTAAGTGGACACTTGTGCTATAATAATTAGATGTTGGATAATATAATTTGTTCAGGAGCGTTGTTCTACGCCATAGATACCAAAAGATTTTTGTTCTTGCAAAGGAATGAAGAAAGAACTCGCAACATGTGGGGTCTTGTGGGCGGAAGAATGAGATATACAGAGAGTGCATTCGAAGGATTAAAAAGAGAAATACAAGAAGAAATAAGCTACTCAAAAGATTTTAAAAAAGTTATACCTTTAGAACTGTTCACTAGCAATGATCAAAAATTCTTCTTTCATACTTACGTGGTATGTGTAAATGAAGAATTTCTTCCACGATTAAACGAAGAACACAGTTCTTATGCCTGGTGTGCATTTGAATGTTGGCCAAAAAATCTTCATGCAGGATTGAGGAACACCCTCAATAATAAAAGTATTAAAGGAAAATTACAGACTATATTGGATTTAATTGTATAGATCAGGATAAAGATTGTGAATAGCTTTGCGATCTATCCATGGATACCAATAGGCAGTGACCATATCTATGCATTGGTACACATGATTCCAGTGGCATTCCATCCACTCTAATTCATAATTGTATTCTTGGAAATTGCCTGCGTTAGGGTGTGCTTCACTGTTGAAACCACGTGGGTACGATGGTTGTGCCACTTTAGGACTTGGAAGAAAGTCTAATAAGTTAAACATGATATACTTATCTAAAAGATAAGTTTAATTGGTCATCC